TACCTTCTCACCATTGGAAGTTATTCCCTCAATATCCTTACCTTTAATCGGAAGTTCCAGTGTCTTGTTGTTTAGCTATCTCAATAAGTTTATCTATACAAGCATTCTCTGCTTCTTCGTATGTTTTAAACGCTTCGCTTGTCCATAAACCATATTCAGCTATGTAAACATTTGGCAAAATTCTACGAGGATGAATATGAGCACCATACATCTCCCTAAACCATCTAAATACTTGTTGTTTAAGTGGCGCAATAAAGGACTGATTGTTTGGGTAAACAGGCGAATTCATATTCCTGTAATGGAAGTCTTTGTTGCTAGAATACCAAGCTAAATAATCATCTCCATAATGCTCGCCGTACAATAGTTTTTTTAATTCTACTGCTTGCTCGTATGTTACAAATTCTTTATTCATTGTCATATTCCTTAAAGTTATTTTCAAAATAATGATTGGGTCTAAAGTGGTGTCTTACTCGCATATCCTCTAACCCATCTTTGTATGCTTTGACAATCTGTTTCTGTTCGGCATATAGATAATACGTAATATCATAGATACAAGCCTCAACTACTGAGGCAGACACGTCATCAATGTCTTCGTAAAGCGATTGCCTCTTCTTGAGTTCAAGTATCGCGCGGTGCAATGCTGTTTTTCTAGTTGGTTTCTTTGCCATAAGTTTCGTTGTAATATTGTTCTGCATTAACTAATTGAATATCGCCTTCGTCGTAAGCATCTTTTATCTGCTCTTTCTCCATTTGTTTGGCTTGTTCGAAAACAGTCTTCCAATTAAAGAATGAACCTGAATTAAATTGTTCTTCAAGCCATTCTACTGCTGTTTGTTTCTTATCGCTCATGTTTTTCTAAGTTTTGCGTTATACTTCTTCTTCCATTCAGGTCTAAAGTGATTAAATGAATAGAATCCATTCACTGAGAACCGTGCTATCAGTTTACCATTACATGATGTACAATATGTTGTAACAGCAGAAGAGTTGCCTGTTTGTTCAAACAACTCTTCTATCACTGCTACATCCTGTACATCATCACAATGAAGACATTCCATCTTGTCTTGTGTTAGTTTAGGTTTCTTAGGCATACTACTCAGCGGCTATTCCAAACAATATATACACACCTTCTCTCTCTTGTGGAGATGGCTTATACTTAATGCAAGCAACGTTAGCATCTTGATTAGTAAGAACCTTTTCCATACGTACAAAGGTACTGTCCTGTGTCTTCTCTGTCTGCTCACGAGCAAACTTAACAGCTTCAGTTTTGGTCTTGAACGACTTCAATTGTCTATCCTCCCATCCTGTATACACATTGTATCTAAGCTCCCATTTACTGGTACCTTTAACAACAGTGTGCTCAACAACAGACTTGATCTTGTTGTTGTTCTTGATAGGCGCTACATCTTCAATAGCATAACAATCACGCTTACGTGCGTTCTCTATCATGTCATCAAGAAACTGACGTCTCTCTTTCTTACTATCACGAAACTTTTTAGTTACATCAATACAGCTAACTGTTGTACTGATTGTACCATTGTAGGTGTCATTGCCATGTTCTGCAATTGCTTCTTTTACAGCACTTGTGTATGCCTCATTGACATTTGATCCTCTTGATCTAACGATAAAAACTTGTCCTCCCATGATTATTTAATTAATGTGTAAATTAATGATACAAATACTACGAATAATGTGAATCCTCCAAACACAGCTAATATGAGTAATGCAAAACTATTTTCATCAAAAAAGTCGTAGTATTTATCTCTTTTAAAGAATTGTCTAGTAGACGTAAATACAATCCATAACAGTGATGGTATGATAAATGCTAAAGCTATAGCTAATAGCTGTGTTCCTTCATCTTCACTATGCTGATGATGATGGTGGTGCGAACGATTGTTTACTGCTTGCGTTGTTGCAATCATCCATACTGGATTTGTTGGTGTCATAATTACATTATTTTTTCTAAGTTGTAGTTTACTTTATACTTACCAATAAGCTTAATCTCATACAGATATATCTCTCTCATGTCTGGTTCATTTTCCTTAACATAATCAATAGCATCCTCTGCTGTTAATTCAGGAAATATTTCCATCTCTGGTTCAATAGGTTCAACTGATGCAGAGTAATACACTTGATCTTCTTTTTGTTTTTTAGCCTTAGCCATAGTTTTATGATTTAATTGTAAAACAAAAAAGCCCCACATTTCTGTGAGGCTTCTTTCCATCATTGTTATACCTTTTTGGGTATAATGACGGATAATTCCATCATTTGGTTAATGATAATCTTACTCCAAATAGAGATAATACTTTTTGTAAAGTCTCTATATTGAAATTAGTTTTAGGACCTTGTTCAAGCTCTCTTATAAATCTAATTCCTACACCAGCCTTGTCAGCTAGTTCTTGTTGTGTTAATTTGTTTTGTTTTCTTTTCATTTTTATAAATAATCTAATCTCTCTTAAATGATCATCGTCATTATAAGAAGATTCTAATAGAAAATAAACAGGATTAACTAATGACTGATTAAGAAGTGGATATCCATCATTTATGATACTATTAATCCAAAAAACTTCTTTCTTAGCTAAAACTTCATTAGTTTCTGCTTGATCTAACACAATAAGAACTGGACTCAGTCCGTTAGTTTTTAGTTCATTGACCCACTCATTAACTTTACTACTATGAGACTTTTCATCAATGTGAGCCCATGGTCTATCTAAACCAACTGTTGATTTACCAACATATACTGGTTTTTTTGTTATTGGATGATACAATCCATATATTATTTTTTCCATATTTATACCTTTTTATGGTACAAATATATGTATTTTATAATAAATAACAAAAAAATAACACTATCGGGTATAATCAAGTTGATTATTTTATAACCCAATAGTGTCATTCCATCATTTTATACCCTTTGAGGTGTAATTAGAATCCTAAGCTGAATCCAGCACCGATGCTTGTTGCAGTGTTACTACCAAAAGCTACGTTAACAGCTATCTTAGAGTTCTTGGTTGTGTAATACGAACCACCTACAGCCATAGCTGATGATGAACGATAAACACCTGTGCCTACAGATACATTGCCACGCTTGTTTGGATTGTACACCTGAGAAGAACTCAATGCACCTAATGCAGCAGTCATTGCAGCTACACCATCAATTTGCATACCTAATTGTGTCTCTGCTTTGATTGCTCTGTTGTACTCAGCATCAACTCTCTGATTAATTGCCTTGTCATTCTTAACGATAGTCTCAGCTAATAGATTCTCCGCTTGCTTTGCTCTGATAGTTTCAGCATCTACTTTACCTTCAATTCGAGCTTCTTCAGACTTAGCACGTGTTGTTTCTGTTGAAACTAATTTCTGTGTGTTAGACCAAGTGTTATCAATCTTATTATTAAGCGTAACAGTGGTGTTTGCCAAGTCTGTAGCTACAGTTGTAATAGAAGTTCTTAATTCTCCTTCCACTGTCATAGCTCTATGAGTCTCAGCATCAATCTTGGTATTAAGTTTGGTCTCTGCAGTTATTGCTCTGTGAGTTTCAGAATCTATCTTATGATCAAGACGAGATTCTTCTTTCATAGCACGATTTGTTTCCATATCGATCTCTGCATCAAGTCTTGCTTCTTCGCCTTTAGCTCTGTTAGTTTCTGTTAGAACGTCAGCATCATTGCCTTTGTCTCCCTTCACTCCTTGGATACCTTGTGCACCAGCAATACCTTGAATACCTTGGATGCCCTGAGCACCTGTATCTCCCTTATCTCCTTTTGCACCAGTTGCACCCGTAGCCCCAGTAGCACCTGTGGCTCCTGTCTCTCCTTGTGGACCTTGTGGACCTGTAGCACCATTTTCTCCTTTTTCCCCTTGTTCTCCCTTCTCACCATGCTCTCCTTGTTCGCCTTTATCTCCTTTAGCACCATTGATACCATTTGTACCATTGGTACCGTTAGTACCATTAAGACCTTTGTCTCCCTTAGCTCCTGTTTCACCTTTCTCACCTTTATCACCTTTCGCTCCTGTTGCTCCAGTGTCTCCCTTTTCTCCTTTATCTCCTTTTGGTCCTTTGTTCTCTTGTGCTTGTACACTTAATGTTGCACCAATTAGCAATAAGCTAAAAATCAATGTCGTAATTTTTTTCATGTTAGTTTTTATTTATTTTTTAAAATTGTTTGTAAAGGTAAATAATTTTTTAATCTTTTGCCAGAATGTGGGTTTCTCTAGTAAATAAGCAGTTAATGGTTCTACAGGAGGATTATACTCACGTAGTCCTAAATTAAGCTCAAACATACCTCTTATTAACTCTCCTTTTTTTCTATTACATTTAAATGTCTTCTGGATAAGCTTAAGAGCATCCTTACGCCATTCTAATGTTTGTTCTGTAGTCAGTGTATATATCCTCCAGAACTCTGGTGTATTCACTGCGTCCTCATAGGTGAGACCTATAAGTTCCATTTGCATAGAGACCAACTTTCTGTTGATCTCTTCGCGTTGCTTCTCTGTTCCTGCCATTATTAATCTACTTTAATTACTGTTTCGTTAGCTGTTTGATGGCTTTTACCTCCAGTCCTTACTTCAAAGTTAATCATTGTAGGTTGAGCATCTGTACTATCTTTAGGATACATTATCCAAATAGCATGATCTCCATCAGATGGTATAACCCTCATTAATTTATATGTTTTACCATGAATAATTATGAAGTCTGACGGAGCTTCAACTATATCTCCTTTTTTACCACATGCAGACAATAATGCCACACATGCGATTACTGTTATTAATTTTTTCATTAGAATAGTTTAAATAATTTATGCCACCATTTAGTGACAATTGTTTCTACTGGATTTATAGATGCTTGATACAACTCTTCCTTCAATTTTTCAATACGCCTTTCATAATCAGCTTCACGTTCCTCAAATCGTCTTTTGGAATCAGCTAAATGCTCTTGCATCTTTTTAAGCACTTTATCTTTCTCAACAATTTGACCGCTCATTTGGCTAATGTGCGTAACGCGTGTCCCTAAAGTAAGAAAAACCATCTTTTCGTCTTGGAGCTCTTCATACTGACGTTTATACGTCTCATTCTCTATTGACATCATTTGATAGTCCTCATATGACATTGTGATTGTTTTCTTTCCCATATTAGAATAAACTTAATTGATTAGGAATTATAACTGGTCTTCTCTTACCGTTATAATTAATCTTGTTAATAATACGTTCTGCTCTCTCTATATAATAAGAATGATTAATATTATCTAGAGGATGATCTTTTGCTAGATGATTACATACAGTCATGAGCCATTCGCCAGCTTCAACTTGTGATACAGATGCAGCGCCAGACATAGAATCTTCTTTCTTAACCTTTAAGAGCTTTTCTCCTGTGTTTGAGACATAGTATCTAATAAGCTTGTTATACTTTGTAACATTCCCATTAGCTCTTCCCTCGAAATGGAAGTCACGCGTAGCTCTCTGACGCATAGCAAAATCATATATGTTTCTATGATTGCAAATGGTATCAGCCACAGGCACGTCATTAATGAAATACTGCTCAAGAGCAATAGGCACAATCCTCCCAGACTTATTTTTATGCAACTCGAAATCAGTGAGGAAATCGCCTTTCTTTTTGATTTCTCCGTTAGTCTTAATCGCAAGGTAATCATTAACAGTCGAGAAGATAATCTTGCTATAGTCGGTTCGTTCGAGTTCATATTCTGTTAGTGTGCTCCACCATTCATTAATTTCATGCATCTTATCTAGATGCGTTTTCTTTATTCTAATGGTGACACCATCAGTGTTAGCTGATATAACATGTATACCTTCTACTTCATACGCTTCAATAAGCATAAGCAAGCTAAGCTCACCAGTGAGAGTAGTAAACATAGTAAGCTGTCTATCGTAGATCCAGTTCTGCATATCAGACGACTTACCGTATACGGAATTAACAGCAAGCTTAAGAGCCCCAACAATACCAGCAATGCGTTTGTCTTTCTTAGCTTGAGGCTTAAGTTCCAAACGCCTTTCAAACATACGCTTATACCCATGAAGAAAGTCTTTACTAAGATGCTGAGGATACTTACCATTATTGATAATAATAGCAGGATAATAACTGCTAACATCCCAATCAATAATCTCATACTCTCCATCAGCCTCAAAAACTTCGGGTTTGTTCTCCGTATGTAAGCCACCCTTAGCGAACGTATAAATGTTGCCATAAAATGTTATACTTTCTTTAAAATCATCATTCAATCCTAATACTAATGCCTTCATTCTCTTGAGAAACTCTTGTAGCTGTGGCGTTGTGAACTTTACATAACCACCTATACACTGTTTCACTTTAATCTCCTTACGAAAGAATCCTTTCTTTGGTAGATTGTCATACGACATGTGCCTCTCTTCACAATAATACTTCTTAATCATCTCATCACCAATCTTACTATCTGAATAGTTAAGACATGGAATCTTGAATTCCTCTTGGATGTCGAGTCTCAATTGTATTTGATCATTGTCCTTGTATAGAGGATGAGTAGTATTACCTGTAGTCACCTTGTAGAATTCATAGGTAGCAAACACATCATTACGACAATATGATCTAGTGATTTCTATTTCTTCAAGAGTCATATCAGTTTTAGTATGGTGTATTGGCATCTCTTCGATGTTCTCCAAATCCATTTCAAACTCCAGTCTCTTTAGACTAACCATTCGATTCTTATTGTCATAATGATTGACCTTGAATAGGTCTATCTGCTTCATACTCAAATCACTTTCTCTATACTCTGGAAATACATCATAATTAGCATCATGTATAACATCTTGAGCCTTCTGTGCTATTTTAGCACACACCTCTAGTCCTGTTAAATCATTCCACTTATCACAATTGCGCATTACCCACTCAACTACCTGACTGTCAAATCGTAGATTATTATAGCCCACCCAATAATAATCAGGATGTTCTTCTATGAATTTACTAAATGCATCAAGATTGTTGTGCCATTTACTCACCATGAATTCATACTGTTGATGTATTTCAGGATCGAGTACATTAAT